CGCAGCACGACGCCAAGCTCGCTCTTCAGCGAGTTCGACATCGCGACCGCGGATCTGTCTCGATGACGCCCTCACGGGCGCATACTTCGTGTATAACACGGCAACAGCTAGCGCATAGAAACAAAGCGCCTCAATGGGGAAGCAGACTGCTGACCCCATTGGTGCAAACTTCGCTAAATGCACTACCCTACCATCAGGCAATCGCGTGTACTCACTTCGAGAGGCCAGAAGCCCCTCGAGAAGTGTGGTACCTCCGAATAGTTCTTCAACTAGTCGAAGAGACACGCGATCGCTTGCGTCCTTCATATCAAGCGTCACGTACTTTTGAGTGCGTGAAGACGACAAGGCCAGCTCCCGATTTACTCGTTGGTCACGAAAATTAACGTGACCCCTCGTAATTGGGTGCTGTTCGATCCAAGGGTATAAAGCCCGTTGGATCCCTTGTTGAATCCACTGGAGTTCCAGTGGTTCGCAAGATATGAGCCGAGGTCCGCGGGAATCCTTTGGCACAAGTACCACTTTTGCAGTGGCATGTTCCAAGGGCTCGAGGGACTGGAGCCAGTCATATTGGTCGGATACTTGGTTAAGTCCAAGTACGAAGTATTCCGTAAAAGGGAATACTTTCTCGACGCCAGCATAGATCCGGGAGAAGTTTGACTTCTCGCCGGGCTCTTCGCCGGTAGCGACCGAACCAGGTCCATGTCGGGGAGTAATATCCCTGACATCAAACCCATCAAAAAGGCGACTAATAAATAGCCGAGCTTTTTGTAGAACTGGCAGAACTGAAGAGGGGAACTCCAATAATAAGTGGAGCTCGTCCTCAGTTCGAACGAACGATTGAATAACTGAATTTTCAGTACTTTCATCGTATGGTAGACTTAGCTTGTACGAAAAGTACAAGAACTGTCGCACGTGTCGCAATGCGGTTATATCAAGGTTATCCCTGATATATCCGTCATTCGTGAAGAGACGCTCTATCAACCACCCTAAAAATAGGGGAATTGACGTACCAGGTTTCTTTTTGAAGCCTAGCACGCGTAGAGGAGTCTCGTTGTGCAAAGCCTTATCAAGGGCCTTGCCCAACATAGGAAGACCTTTCGTAAGAAAGGATATTCCTTCAGAATCAACACGACTTCGCAAAACGCGAAGATCGTGCTGAGACTCACGAACATTAGGATAGCATTGCGCTATGTCATGGTACAGCTGCACAGTTAGAGAGACATACGTCTCTAGGCTATTATTGTTCTCCATAAGGTAGAACTTCCTAGCCTGGCTATGCAGTGAAACCACAACAATCGACGCGTTACTTAGTTAAGACTCTCCCGCTAAGATGCGAGAGAGGTTCGCAACTCCGGTAGTATTGGCAGTACTAAGTACTCCCAACGCCCCGATGAGGTGCTGTACTAAGTGAACTCCGAGATCACTATTTGCGATCTCAGACCCTGCTCCCGACGCAGAAAGGTTGCCGCGAGGCACCCCAATTACGGCGTAAGCAAACGCGTTGAACGGCTTGCCGTCAAGATCCACGAGTGTGAAATCGAAACGGACAAGTGTTCGGTCAGTCAGCCCCGGCTTATTCTCATTACTCACTGAGTGTGAGATTTTGAGCAAGGCAGGATTCGCACAGGTTTGGGCCCCAAAGGTGGGGCTTGCAACCTTACGAACTGACTGGCCGCTCCCGGCATCGATAACGGCGAACGAATTACTCTCAAGAAGAGTAATAGCGGACGCAGCTGCGAGGCTTGGAGCCTTAACGATAAGTGGATCAGCTAACATAGCTAGGTCTCCTTCTGTTAAGTCTGTGGTTATAGGCTATTACTAGCCTGTGAACTACCGAGGGAGGCGTTGAGCAACAAGGGCGGAGCTTATTACAGCTCTATTCAAGTTGATCATTGAACGACTCCACTTCGGTAACGACATACGCGAAGACAACGATGGTTTAAACCGTCGCCTCGCATATACGGTGCGATAATCCGACCCAATATAATGTCGGGTAGGGAGAATAACTGCGTGGTCTGGATGAAATAATCCATTCCATTTCAGATATTCCGCATCGTAGATAACTTGTTCCTCGAGCTTTATGCTTTCGCAATAATCTCGGATAACAAGAGAGGCAGGGAATAACCGAGGACGGTTGCTGTGTAACCAATTGCCGATGCCATAAAACCAATCAACTATAAAGCTGAAAGGAATGACATCCCAAAGGGCAGCAGGATCGAGGACGCCAAAGGCATCCACGAACTGCTTTACACGGGCCATCCAACCCTGGAACTCAGGACACGTAAAACTGTAACCTACAGTTCTACGATGAATAGCTTGGCGGTGAATCTTCATCCAGACATTAGCCTGGGAGAAGGTCACACCAAAGACACTAGGCGTAATGGGAATTGAAAACTCCCAATCCGCTGTGTAAGCTTCAATAATATGAGGTTCGGAATGCCAAACCCTATACGTATGGAGCTTCTTATTCG